AATCCGTCATAGCTATCGACAAGTCGATTCCTAAATGATAAAAAAAAACCAACGCTCCTAATACAACGCTCATTGGTAGTTCTTTCATTGTTTCAGCATACTTGTCCGTGCCGTCGTATTCTTCTATTTCGTAGTAGTTTCCTGCTTCGCTAACAACAGGCCGGTACAACACGGCCATTGCTCTATGCATATTCTTCCAATCCGATATATTCTCGTCAAGGTCAACATACTCTCCAAGGCTTATTTGCTCCAAGTTAGGCACAAAACCATATAAACGCTTTTTAAGCGTGGTTCGTTGTTTTAGTGAAGGGTTGCCCTCGAAATAACTAAAAACCTTTTTAGCGAGTCTCTGAACAGTATTAAAAGGCATTCTATCTACAAGTATCAACGGAACATTGCAGAATATCTCCACACACTTTTGTGCAAGAAACATCTCGTCCTCGCTTTTTAAGGCGAGGAACTTCTGATACTGCTCAAGTGTAATGTCTTGCAGTCCTTCCGGAACAATAATATCAACCTTCATATTCAAGTAACTGTTTTAGCGTACTGCGTACCTTCCGTAGTTTGGTCGGCTCAACCTGTTGTATGTAGCATACCTCACCGCATCAATAGCGTGGTTAAAAGCATCTACCGGTTTGTTTAATACTTTGCCGTTGTAGTCCTCTACGAATTTATAGTTTCTTAATTCCTTAATCAAGTTGGTACTTGATTTAGTTACATTAAGCCTATATCGTTTCAGCATATCAATACCGGCCATTACGGAATCCTTCCCTTTGGCCGTTGGCTTTATGTTCCAACCAAACAACTGAAGCTCTTTGATTGACTTCGGTTCAGCACTATCTGCAAATATCTCCGTGCGCTTGTCGAAGCCAAGCGACTGCAGCTTGATGTGTATATCACGGTTTGTTAAACCTGTCTGATACACAAGCTCCTCGAAGTACAAGTCTAAATCCTTGCGGTACGCCACAACAAGCGTTGTCGGGTCATTGGTGAAACCAAAGTCCATACCTGCTGCAACAAGCGATGCTCCTTCCGGTATCATATCCACCTGTTGGTGGGTGAAGATAACTGCCTTGCTTTGACCACGTTCTCCCAAGCCGTATACCTGCCAATAGGTTTCGTCCGTTTCTTTTAGCCTCTCAATCTCTGATATGATAGCATCCGAAAGAAAGGGATTGTCAAGGTAGGTGGTCTTGTAGAACTCCGCATCATCTCTTGGTATCACCCTGTCGTATATCCAATGGAACTCGTCAGAAGGGTTGTAGTCAAGAATGATTTTACCCGTGGTACGCATCACAAGCTGCTGCCAGTCCTCAAAGTGCAGCTCGTTGGCCTCGTTGATATATAACATATCACGCTTACGGCCACGTACCTTTTGAGGTTGGTCAAGTGATATGAACTCAATCATATTACCACCCAAGTAATACTCGCTGCTACTTTTGTTGTGGGATTCGGGGTTGTACTTTCCTATGTTGTCAAGTATCTCAAAGAAATCCCGCATCACGGAAGCCCTAACCGAAGGAAAAGTCTTACGACATATCGTTAGGGTGAGGCCGGTGTTCTCCGGCTGCAAACAAAAGGTTATAATCCAAATGAGTATGTTGTAGGTTTTGCCGGAACGTGTTCCGCCTTGCTCTACAACTATCCTACTTGTACTGTTTTGTAGGTGCCTAAATACAACATTAGTCTGAAGTGTTGCCATCTATAATCTCAATGCGTAGGCCGGCATCGCCATCGTGCTGAATTTCTTGACGCTCAACATAGCCACGTGCCTTTCCTTTGGTCTTTAAATAAAATATGGTAGCAGTGGGGTTGCCGCCACTTATCTGCTTGTGAAGTTGAGTTTCTGCAAAATCAATAGCCACATTCTCAAGGTCGGCTACTGCCTCCTTGTACTTTTCATCTTCTCGTAGCCATTTGTAGTGTGTTTCCCTTGAGATACCTACGCTCTTGCAAGCGGAGGTAACAACGCCAAGCGACTTTTCAAGTGCTTGAAGCATAGCCTTTTTAGTTATGTCAGATTTTGCCATTTTTCTTTTTGCTTTTGAGTAGTTCCTTTACACTGTTTTCTTGCAGCTCATCTTTTCTTTTCCGTAGGCTATCCAAGTGTTCGGGGTCGAGGCGTTTCCTCTCCCTTTCCGTTTTTAGTTTACGGATTCTTGCTATCTCATCATCTAACGGTTCGCACTTCCACATTTGTTCTAATGAGTAGTATACTGCTGAATAGCGATAGGCGTGTTCGTTATCGTATTCTATGGTGCTTACTCCGTGTAGAATTTCTTGTCCGTTGAATATAGATAGTGTGTTGTCTGCTACTTCTAATGCGATATCAAGTTCGGGTATTACGAGATACCCTCCTGCTACGTCTTTCTTGAACACCACCATATTAGAAAGTACACCTTTGAAGTTTCCTGCATCAAAGTGGTATTTTAATTGGTTGTTCTTGTTTACAATACCGGAAGTGAAAGGGCTTCCTCCGATAGTCCAATCATTCATCACACGTTCTTCTACTGTCTTTGTGTGGAACTCATAGCGTTCGGGAAAGTATTCTTTGTAGTATCCTACGAGCTCTTTAGCAAAGTTTGTAATAACGTGATGTTGTTTCTTGTTGTTCAAGGCCATTGCCGTTACCGTGCAAAAATCGTGTCGCATAGCCACTCTTGGTGAGTAGCCAAAGATAGCACTCGTGCTTACAAGCCCTCGACTTCTTTTGCCGGTGCCGTACTGTATGTTTTTTACAGCCCAACGCAATGCGCTTGTGTCGGTTTTTAGCTTCTTGTATAGAACAGTTGGTTTGTCGTCAACATAGATTATAACATCTTCCTTTATAACCGTGCTAACGTCAGAGCGCAATGCCGTGCGCTTCTTAAACTTGTCTATGTCAATCTCCTTGCGTTTTAGGTCGAGTCTTTTCATATCGTAGTGCTGCTCTCCACTTTTTTACTTGGTTGATATTAGTGAAGCGGATTTGTATTTCTGCTTTTGCATCTCCGGTCTTTTTACTTGAGTAACGGAAAAGTGCAGGGAATTCTTCCATCAAGTACTCTACGTCCTTGATTTTGTTGGCCTTTCTACGCTCGTATATCTCGCTTTTCTTTCCACGGCCACCAATACCTCCCGGACTATAGTGCTTCTTGTGGAAGCAAATGTAGTTGTTGATTAGAACCTTGCCGTACTCGTACAACTGTTGTGCCGTATATCCGTAGTCGTCAGTACTTACCAAGTTTTTGTCAATTAGCAGGTCGGTCTTTCTATGAACCACGGCCTTGCCTATGATATATCCTACGTCTCTATACTTTTTGCTGCGGAAGAAAAAGTTCTCATTGGAACAAAAGCCAATGAGGTTGGCTCCGGTGCGCTCCGCCATCTTTGTCATACCAACTATCTTCTCATATACCTTTGAGAAGTCCGTAGGTGTGTTGTAAACGTCTTTAAACTTTTCCGGTTCCCCTTGCACGTCCAACGTGCTAAAACCATAGTGGTCGTCATCTACCATAGTTAGGTGGGTAATGTTGTCGTCAAGACGTATGTACCATTCCCCTTCCTCTACAAGTTCTTCTATAATATAGTTTCGTATGTCGATTATACTCCTACGAGTTTCGCTATTGATTAGCCTGTCCTCCGGTATAACTTCTTTGTATAAGTCGTACTGCTCTTGGTCGTGGACAACCACGTACCAATCGTAGCCATCAAGCAAAGTATGAACGCTTATGCTATCCCAACGGTCTACGCTATTTATGAAGATTTTCATTTAGCCTCGTACTCTTCCAACAATGCTACGATAACGTCCGTGTTGCTCTCAAGCTCACGCTCGTCCATAATCTCTTGCAGCTTCGCAAGAACATATTCGTACTGCTGATTATCAAAGTACATAGTAATCTGCTTGACCTTTGCGTTGATATAAGTATCAAGGTCTTTGTCGAGCTCGTCCATATCGAACTCCGGCTCGATATCTTCGTCAAAGTATGAGGCAGGAATGTCCAACCCCCAATCACTCAAGTCCTCAATCTCCCACTCATTAGCAAGTAAGTCCCGATCCCATTCTCCGAAAGAACTGTTGTCCTTGATAACGAACTCCTTCTTTTGTTCTTCGGTGAACTCCGAAGCCTTGATAATGTAAACCTCTTTGAGTCCTGCTTCGATACAGGCACGTAGCCTCATATTTCCACCAAGCACAACATTCTCCTCGTCAACTACAATAGGACGAACCTTGAGCATATCAGGGAACTCTTGAATACTACGAACAAGTTTACGGAACTTGTCGTTCTTAATAACCCGTGGGTTGTTTGGTGCAAGGTGCACCTTCTTGATGTCTACTAATTCTGTTTTCATTGTTTGTTTAGCCATTCTCCGGTAAAAAAGTTTTCTATGTAGTAATCGTTTCTATTTTCTTTTTCCCAACGCTTGTTGCGGTACTTGGTGTAGCAAATGTGGAAGGGCCGGTATCTTGGTATAACCTTTTTCACCATTCGTGATAAAAACCTTGGGCCAGTGGTTTGTAGCACAAACCGGCCTTTCCAACTATCGTAAACCCCTACGGAGCTTTTCTCTTTGTAGTTCTCTTGCATTTCAGCAAGTACTATATCCCAAAACTTAAAAGCCGGTACGGAAGCCATAAAGTCATTAGTAACATAGTCTTTGGTATCACGGTATAAATGCGATACGCTATGCAGCAATAGCTTCTTGCTCAATAGCCCGTCAAATGGCTTTATAGGGAATATATCCAAGTCGGAGTATATACCCCCCTCGGAATGCAAGATAAGGATTTTCATCAAATCTATACGCTGAATATCATAACGCATTGAATTGTAAAAGTCTACAAGGTGCGGGAACTTGCTTTGAAGCAGTTCCTCACAATCTTCTCGTAGCCATAGTTTATATTCCCAATCCGTATGCAACTCCGCCATAAGGCGAGAGCTCTCAACGTAAGTCGGGAGCTCTGCAAAGGGCTTGGATATTTCAAAGAATATCTGATGTATCTTCTTCGGTATCACAAAGTTTCCTCTATATAATATCCGTCAAGGTCAATGCCGTCTATAAAGAACTTACGGTACAATTCTATACCTTTTCTCGTGCGTTGCTTTCCGCTTTCGTAGAACTCCTCGCTAACGTGGTACACACCAATGTCAAGGCTTCCTTTGTCGATTGCGACAAAGTGGAAGTTCTCCGGTGGTATACCAAAAAGGTTGCAGTAACTATACGCTTTAATATCATAACCGTATTTATAAGCAGAATACTTGAAGGCGTTGAGGTCGCTTGTTGTTTTAAGGTCAATGATATGGTTGCCTTGAAGAATATCTGCCTTCGCACGGAACGGCATTCCATCAAGAACATCTACACGAGGAATCTCAAACTCGGCATCTTTCAGATAGCCAAGCACCTTCTCGTTGCGAAGCATATGGTCTTGCAGCCTCCTCACGTCCTTTTCTTCCTTTGAGGTTATAACGTCATAGCCCTCGTTGGCTTCGACTGCCTCTTTGAACTTTTTGGTCGCTCTCGACTGAACGTCAACAACAACCACCTCATCCATTTTGTGTGGCTCAAGAACGGAAAGGTGAAACAACTTCCCAATGAGCAAAGCCTTTGAGTTGTTGTCGCCTCCGTACTTGGTTACATAGTGGTAAGTCTTTGGGGATTGTAGTAGCATCTTGATAGAACTTGAGGACAGCGCAGCCGTCCCCAAGTACCCGTAGTAATGCTCATCTTCTTTGGCTAACTGCTCAAGGTGGCCTACCTCGTGGTAGATGCCGTCGAGCATCTTGATTTCCTTGTTACTGTAAAACATCGTAAAGCTCTTGACAGTTAAACCAATCGTTGAACAAGGTTTTCAAAGCCACCTCCTCCATAGGAGAGGTTATGCTATATTCCTTGCGAGTAAACCAGTCTTTGTAAATGTAGTAGAAGCGAGAATTGTTGCCTCTGCCTTTCATAACGATTTCTTCAGAAGGACCTCCCCAAGAAAGAAGCCAAGTCCATTCATCATCGTCAGGATTGTACGTTAGTGATAGCCCGTAGTTGTCAAGACCTTCGTGGTCTTGCATAATCATCATTTCCTCGATGTCCTCCATACGGTTGTAAAAGTGTTCTCCGATAGTCATAATAGTTGGTTTTATAGAGTTTTTTCTTTTTTTAGAAATTCAAGTGCTTCTGCTTCCTGCTCATCAGCCATCAGCATTCCGTAGTTGTATGCAATTTTAAAAAGCTGCTCTTTTGATGTCGTTTTGAAAAAGAGTTCCCAATGGATTGATTTCATAGTTGGTTGTTTTTTAATTAGTTCCATAAGCAATTATAAAAAAAGTGCAGCTTACTGCAAAAAGTTTACTCACTTATTTTGTTAGCAAGATAAGTTGGCAAAAAGCCAACCGTCTTTACAATCCTTCTTCTATCACTAAAATGAGAGGTGGTGGGAAGCCCACCTTTCTCCTCCCATTTCGGCTCCGCTATTTTCTTTAGATTAAAAACATATATCCCCTCCGGTGTGCTATTGATATACATAGGTGTCGTTCCAAACTCCTCGCTGCGTTTCAGTAGTGCATCATACTTGTCCTTCTCTATCAATAGTTCATCATAGTGCTTGTTGCGACACTTCAGCTCTATATCCATTTTATGCTTCAAAGAGTAGCAGTCAAACCTTGAGTACTGCTTCTCGCTTTTCTGCAAGTCGGGGACGTGGGTTATACGTAATATGTTAAACAGGTCTATCTCCCTCATAGGATTGGTATAGACCTTTGAGGTCGTTTATATATTGCTTCCACTCTTTTGGCGCACAAGGGCACGGGATAGCAAACTTGTGGCTGAACACCCTTGCGTGTATTCTTGCTAAAGGTTCTTGGTATTCTTCCTTTATAGCTCTGCCGTCAAAGGCAGAAAAGAATTGCTTGAGTGTTTCGTACTCCCCTGCTTCCAAGCAGGAGATTTGACTCTTGCGAGGGAACAGTTTGTTGAGCTTCTTCTTACGAGCATCACAACCACAATCTACACCGGTTGTTTCACTAAACCAATCAACGGCAGCTTTGATGCCGGTGGCCTTGGTAATCTTTTCGATATCATCACCCAAGCCTTTGGACTTTTTAGGTCTACCCCTCTTTTTGGCCGGTGCGGTATTCTCGATACTTTTCTCCGTGCTTTTGTTGGATTTTTGTTCTGACATTCTTAATTGTATTAAATATTGAACTCTGACTTATTTTACTTCCTTCGCTCAACTCACGTATTGTTTCGTTGTCTCCGTAGTATATCTCAAATATCTTTTTGTCGTACCAATGCATATCCTCTATCGTTTCGGATATGTCAACAAGAAGCTCCTCAAGAAGATGCTTGTCGGAAGAATCGTCTTGTTCTTCCATCTCATAAAGCTCTTGAAAAGAAACCTTTACTCTCTTTTGGTCGTAGTATAAGTTTCTCAAAGTAACGTAAACGTAGAAAGTGTTTACGTCATCGTCTCCGTATTTTATCTGCTCGTAGGTTGTCTTGTTGTACAATTTTATGTACATCTCTTGGACAAGTTCCCGTGCCGGTTCTTCAGTCAAGCCAAAGGATAACGCCATACGCATCCAATCAGCATCTCGCTCGGCAAGTTTCTCAAGCAGTATCATTCAACGGTTTATTCATTCCGTTGAAATATACACTATAATTGAACACGTTCAAGAAGTTCCTCAACTTTTTTTTGCAACTCCTTGTTTTCCTTGCGTAATTGTTGTATGTCTATTTTGAGATATCCGTTCTCGAGTTGCGCATCTAATATGCGCTTCTCAATCTTTTCGATTGACGTCATACAAAAGCTGATAGCTGAATACAAGTTCTCGAGTTGTAGTAACACAATACGGTCGCCCTTGTTGTGTTCTATCATACTCCCTATCATAAGAAGCTGCTCCCGTAGAGCCATAGTAGCAAAACCATCCATTTAGCATTCCAACTCTTGTACTATTAGATATTCCAATTCGTCAAACACTTCTCCAAGGTCAAGCTCTTGAAGGTCGGAGTTGTAAATGCTTTCAACCTCCCACTCATCAGCGATATAAGGAATACCTTCAAAGTAGTCAGCCGACTGGCCTTCGTGAAAGTTTACCTTTGCGTACCAATCGCAGCCTTGTATTTCAAAGTGGCGTAGATTCTTGGTCAGCAAAGCCTGTTTGAGCTTTTGCTCTGCAGCATAATCGTTGACAAGGTTATAGATTTCGTCAAAGACAATCTCTCCATCGGGAGAGAAGTTGCTACCGTACATATTGCGGTAGTCGTTCAAATGTTTTAGTAGTTCCTTCATAGTTGGTTTATTTCATCAATGTTAAATAAATAATTCTTGTAAACCTAAAACAGGACGTAAGTCTTGGTTAGATATTGTCCAATTATCCGTTTTCATCTTGAATGTTGTTCCGTCATCTCGAACCACCTTTTTCCCTTCAGGTGTGAAATAAGCGACTTTTTTGAACAAGTCGGTAGGTATGTACCCACAAACAGTTAAAACGCTTGTACGCTTGTTTAAACTGCAAAATAGATAGTAGTCGCAGTCGTAGTTCAACTGCGAAGCTATAAGATTGTTTACATAATGGGGTTTCGGGTCAACCATTCTGCCCATTGTCTTGACATCCCACCTCAACCCTTGGGCATCAACAATGTCAAAGCCACCGTCAAAGCCTTCAGCAAACTCAACCGGTAATCCTAATTCTTTCTTGACTGCATACTCGCCAAGAAGCCCAACGTATTGTTGTTCTTGATTTCCGTCAGCGTTCCCTCGCTGACCGATATTATGTTCTTGAAGGTACTGCCATACCTTTACTTTTAGTCCCTTTGGTATTGTTAGTTGTATCATAGTTCTACAAAGTGTTTTAATACTTCTACTTCATCTCTTGATAGCTTACCCCTCATATGTACTTGAACGAGTACATCTACCAAAGCCTTATAAGCCTGTCGGTTTATCAGCATAAGTTCTGAACCGGCCTTATCCATTACATTCGTATTAACCTCAACCTTCTTTGATACTTGCGTATCAGCAAGGCAGTGTTTGTTAGTTGGTTTTGTATCTCATCGTCCCAACCAAACCTACTTGCTTGGATTGTCAAGTTCACTTGGTCGAGCATTAGCATCGTCAGATACTTCTCCACCTGCCTTATGTGCTTCTTCTTGCGTGTCATTTTTTACTTTTTTAATTGCCTGTTGCTTAAATATCCTATCGGCTATTTTATTGCCGATTCTATCCATTGCCCTTCGCTGCCTTCGGTTAGGCTTGTGGTCTTTCATCTCTCTTTGGTGTTAAAGGTTTCGTAAGGTTATAGCCTTACTTTATTCAATCTTTTGTCAGGTTCGTGATTCACGAATCTTGTCGCTGAAGCCATCTTACATACATCTTGGCTGCCCAAGCTCTTCTTTGTTTCTTGAAAGGGTATCTCTTTCTTAACCTCGCATTGGCTATGCGTAGGAATTGTTCCATCTCGTTCATAAGTTATTTTGGTGTATTTGTTTTATTTGCACTGACTGCAGTAGCATTTCCTGCTACGCTTATCTTAGCACGTTTTGTTTCTAGAAAACTTGCTCGCCTCGATACGGAAAGATTAAAACTCTCAATATATGAGTGTGGACCGGAAGTTACTAAGCAGCCAAATGCTATTTCGACACAGTTCTATCTAGTCGCACTTCTATTTATCTTGTTTGATGTAGAGAT